TTAGCATTACCGGCTGCTGCGGTTCCTAGGTTTTGGTACAGAATGGTTTCACCGTCAATATTGATGTAGCCTTGACTACGCATATTAGCTGTAGAGGTTACATAGATAGTGGTATCTGTAGCGCCAATAGGGTATCCGCTAGCCAAAGTTGTTACTGGAGATGCGTCAACGTTTCCAGATTGACGATCAATCCACACTTGAATAGGACGTCCTTGAGCGTTCTTAGTAGGAAGATCTAAGTAATCATCAGCAGAGATGCGGGTAATATTGATATCCACTTGGTTTTGACCAGTACCCTGACGAATAACGTGGTCGTATAGGTCAATCGTATCTACAGGAATTGGATAGCTAATCTGCCCGCCGTTAATGTTGATAGGAATCTGACCTTGCTCAATAGTCCATAAGTTGATTCCACGGTTAGCCCACTCAATAGTAAGCATATTAACGCTACGAGCAGCCGTTCTAAAGTCGTAACCAGAACGGGATTGCGTACCGCAACGCTCAAAGGCTTCCTCAATGAGATCGCCCATGTCTAAATTAAACGATGCGGTTCCGGATGTAGCCATTACTTAGCCTTTTTAACAACTTTAGTTTTCTTTTTGGCAACAGTTTTTACTGGAGCTTTTGGCTTACGAGTGGTTGCTTTCTTTACTTGTGGACGTGGCTTAGGCTCAAACGGTGGAGTAATTTGAACTTGAGATGGACGTGGTTCTGCAGGAAATGGCCAAAAATCTATTTCCTTGTCAGTAGCAGGACCAAATCTACTAATCGCCCACTTAATAAAGTTTTGTATGCGCTTAATCACTTTTTTAAACCTTTTAAGGTTTCCGCCAGTCTAGCCCGCTTACCCATCGTACCGGGTTTTTTTGCAGCTGCAGCTAGTTTACTGGCTGGAATCTTTTCGCCAGACTTAACACCTAAAGACTTGCGTAATGCACCGGGTTTTTTAATTGCCTTTTGAATCCATTTTTCAGCCATTATTTTTTCCTTGCAGCTCTCATGTTATCAACTAAGTTAGGGTATGGTCTACCAGCAGCTTTAGCCATTGCTTTTGCACTAGCCTTTTTAGCTTCTGATAATTTCTTAGGCTTACCTAATCCTTTAGGACGTGGTTTATCCCAGACCTCACCGCCTTTTTTATAAAGCGTCACATCATTCGGATCATCTTTCCGAACAATAGTTTTGCCTTTAGGCATCTTTGATGGGCTCATAGCTCCCATCCCACGAGAGGAGCGCATTACTTGTGCTTCTTGCTCATATAGCCACCACCGCACATAGCTTTTACGTGCTCGTGATGCATCTTGTGGTCATTGCCGCCATAGTGCTTGGCAACTTTTTCTTGCTCATGCATATGGTCGTGGTCTTTGCCATAGTGATGCTTTACGTGATCTACGTTGTGTTTGTGTTCCATAATTTTCCCACCTTTTTTCATAGCTGCAGGCGTAACTACATCGCCCATTGGATTAACATTAGGGATATTTTGCTCGGTTGTACCGAACATTTTATAGTCCCGTTCTGCTTCTTGACGAATACCACGCTCTTTATTGGCCTTCATGTAGGCCTCACGCTTGGCTTTCTCTTTACCGGTTTCAGAGTATGGCATGATTATTTGCAATGAACCAAAGGACCATTACCAACTGTGTTACCAGCCATCTTTGGGTATTTAGTTTTGGTCTTGCCACGTTCTGCAATACCATCAATGCTAGGAGCGCCAGTCTTAACTTTGCCCATAGTCATTGGACCCATGGTTTCTTTCTGTGATACTTTTTTAATTCCCATAATAACTCCACCTTCTTTAAATTTTTTGCCTTTATCGGCAGTTGCAAAATCCCGTCCAACGGACTGGGGTATTCCTACTTTCTTAGCAAAAGCCTTGTTATGGGCTACTGCTTCCATTAGATTATGCTGCTTTTTACTTACGCTTGGCATTATTTATGTCCTTCAATAAAGCGGTCAAGCTTTGCTTCAATACGGTCAAATCGGTTGATAATTTGGTCCATATCGTTGCGAACTTCTGTTTTAGTAATGTAATCACGAGCAATTTCCTCACGGGTTTTGTTTAACAAAATGGTGATGCGCTCTAGACTGGAAAATTTTTCTTTAAAAAAGAAGCCCATAATTCCCATTACCAGAGTTAAAGCTGCACTCCAAAAATGAAGCATGTAGTCCATCTTAACATTTCCATTTTCTTAAAGACTTATTGATTCTGCTATCAGGATCATTAGCAGTCTTTTCCGAAGTTAACTTTTTCTTCATACCAGACATACGTGCGCAAAAAGACTTCTTACGTGAACCGCCTTCAGGTTGAGGGGCTTTTAAATTCATTCCCTCTTTTTTAGCGGAAGCACGTCCTTTAGCGTTCAAACCACCGCTAGGGCTTTTACCTTCTTTGCGCTGCCATGCAGGTGTCTTAGCCATGTTAGCTACCGTTAGAAATTAGCTTGCCAATAACAATAACACCAGCCGCAATAGTTCCAGTATTGGTATTTAGTTGGAACTGTAAATCTGTTTTTTCTGTATAAGCAAATGGATTGGAAGATCTATTTACTGTATAAATTGAAACAAACGGTTGCTGCAAAATAGTACGTGTTACGCCAGTAAAGTTATCACCTGCTTGCACTTTGTAAGTAACAATCGTAGAACCAGTATAGCTATTTGAAGTATTAACCTCAACCCAATCTAAATAGAAAGTATTGCCAGCCGGTACAGTGTAAATTGTGCTTTGCGACTTGCCAATACCAGCATTAATTTGTGCAAGAATATTAGTAGTCTGCTTTACGGTAATTGTGCCAACGTTTGATGTTTGACCAGATGCTACGCCAACCATATTTAAGCTGTTAACCCTCAAATATTTATTTTGAGTTGTGACGCCAGTAGTTCCGTTTAAAACTACAACTTCAGAAACTGGGTTAAAGTTTGCATCTAAGCCATTTATAACAAAGGCTGCTGGGCTTACATCAGTTACAGAAGTGCTAGAACAGCTTAATGTTGTAGCTGTAGTTGGGTAAGTATAAGTTGTAGCGTTTTCCCAGATAGGAATAGATGTTGCTGTTACGCTTGCTTGATAACCAAAAAGACTGACAACGCTATGGCCAGCAACCTGACCACGTGCTACTTGCAAATCAAACGGCTCGGTTCTACCCGAACGAGTGATCGACATTACCGAATTGTTAGTGCTCGGTATTCCACTTGGGCTTTGTGCCATATTAATCTCCTAAAATTTAAAGAAAGGGGCCGAAGCCCCTATGGGATTAATTAGTCAAAGTTACCGTATGGGTAAGTTGTTGCATTACCAATATTCATGTCGTTTTGAGCATAACGTATTGTTACACCAATCTGACCAGTTGTTGGAGTACCTAAGCTAGAACCAGTAATTGCTAATGTAACAACAACTTGGCTAAACCATGTTGGCTGATTACCGGGCTGCAAGTTTTGAACGTCTTGTAATGTATAAGATGAATTTGGTAATTGTGTGCCGGGATAGATTGCTGATGCGCTAGTTGTTGAAGTAATAGCGGAAGCAAAAGTTCCATATACGCCAGTTGTAGTAGTGAACTTGTTAGAAACATATGGCTGGATTGAGCTTGCAGTATGTGTACCATCAGTAGGTAGTGTACCAACGTCAACGATTACATCGCTGATATTAGAAGAGTATGGTAGATAAAATACTACGCCACGATAAATAGTGCCGGTTGTATCAGCTGTTGGCAAAGTTGCGACAGTGGGGCCAGTATTGCTATAAACACCAGCTTGTGGGTTATAAATAACACCTTGACCATTAGGAATATTGTTTGATGTAACAAACACTTGGCTACCACCGCCATAGTTTTGGGTATTAGGTGTTGTTACAGAAAAATCTAATAAAGCTGTTTGTACGAGGTCGGTATAACCAACATCACGTAATGGGCCAAAACGATTATCACCAGATAGAACTGGACCTTCAAATGTACTACGTCCCATAATGGACTCCTTATGCAAAAGTACCTATCCCGATCTTTGCATCGTCTGCTGGGGCAGTGGTGGAATAGGCGA